TGCGCCAGTGGTCAGTGTGACTAAAGAAGTCCCACAGTCAGGCGTGACTAACAACAATTGGGATGTTAATTCGACTACAGAGAATTACACGCGCATTGATAGTGCTTATGCGACTACGTTGGATTTTGACGTTGGAGGAGTTAATGAGGCTAGTTTGAATTCTACTTTTTATGTCGGAAGTCAAGATGGAACACCGCAAGGTGTGTCCTTTAATAATGACGGCACTATTTTATACATGGTAGGGCAGACCAATGCTACTATTTTTCAGTATAACTTAACAACTCCGTATTCTATATCTACTGCTTCCTATGCAAGTATTAGCTTGCTTGTCAGTAGCCAAGACACTCAACCATTAGCTATAGAATTTAATACTGACGGCACAAAAATGTTTTTAATGGGAGGTACTACTGACACTGTTTACGAATACAATTTAGCTACAGCTTATAATGTTTCAACAGCGACTTATTCTCAAAGTTTTTCTGTAACAGGACAGGATAGTTTTCCTAACGATATAGCATTTAATCAAGACGGCACTAAAATGTTTATGGTTGGAAGAACTACAAATGCTGTATATCTTTATAATTTAACAACTGGTTTTGATTTATCAACTGCAAGTTATTCTTCTACTAGCTTTAGTGTCGCCTCACAAGAATCATCTACAAGAGGTTTGTCTTTTAATCAAGACGGCACTAAGATGATAATTGTAGGAATAACTAACGACACAGTTTATCAATATAACTTGACAACAGGATTTGATATTTCAACAGCGTCTTATAGCTCATTGAGTTTTAGTGTAGCGTCTCAAGCTACTTCTCCATTAGGAATTACGGGCAATTCTGATTTATCAAAGTTTTATATTGTAGAAAATACTGCGGATAACGTGTACGAATACACTGTTCCTGCACCACTAGCACTCGGCACAGGCTCATTCGCTTCTACAGACATAGGCAAGACCATTAACGTCAATGACGGCGTGTTACTCCTCACAGCTACAAGCGGCTCTTACCATGAAACCACAGCACCTACTACAACTAATACCGCTGCCTCTGGTGAGTGGTCTATGTTTGCTGTGGTTTATGATGCTACGGCTGACGTGTTGACGCTTAGCAATTATGTCGATGTTTATAACCTAGCCGATGCTAGTTACAGCTCTCTTAGTTTTAGCGTACTTGCTCAAGAAACAAGACCGAACGCCATATCATGGAATACCGATGGTACAAAATTCTTTACTGCTGGAGATACTGGTAATGTCATTGAGGAATACACTTGCTCAGTCGGTTTTGATTTGTCATCGACTGTTGCTTTTTCAGGCAACGGTTTTACCATATCTGGTCAAGAGTCATCCGTACAAGGTCTTGCATTTAATACTGACGGGACTAAATTCTTCATTATCGGGATGGCTAACAACACGGTCTATGAATACACTTGTTCAGTAGGCTTCGACCTTGGCTCAACCGTTGCTTATTCAGGTAATTCGTTTAGCGCAGCTAGTCAAGAGACTAACTCTAAAGGTTTGGCGTTTAACTCTGACGGAACAAAATTCTTTGTTATTGGCTATGCGACGGACGGTATATACGAATACACCTGTTCAGTAGGTTTTGATTTAAGTTCAACCGTTGCTTATTCGGGTAACTCTTTTATTGTTACCGCGCAAGAAACAACACCACAAGATATAGCGTTTAACTCTGACGGAACAAAAATGTTTGTCATGGGTGATACTGGAAGCCCGGTAGACTCGATATTCGAATACACCTGTTCAGTAGGCTTTGACCTAGGCTCAACTGTGGCTTACTCTGGTGTTTCATTCAGTGTAAATTCCCAAGACACTGAACCAACAGGCTTGGCATTTAGCGCAGACGGCTCAAAGTTCTTTGTGGTAGGTGAAAACGGATATGTTTATGAGTATTCATCAGGTGCAGGAGTTATTGCCCCTGCCCCAACAGGTTATCAACCCGCAATCAGCTACAATATAGACTCAACTTACTGGACTGACATCAACTCACTGACAGCCACTAACGCTATCGGTAGCGGCAACGTGTTCTACGCAGTCTCTAATGACGCTCGTGATTCGTGGTCTATCCTAGACAACACGGACGGCACTAGAGATATTGTTAGGGACAACTCAGGGACTTGGCAGTACAACTCCAATAGTACATACACTTCTGAAACTTGGGTAAATGCGACTACGAATACAGAAGTCGCTGCGCTGCGTCAGGCGATGGAAGGTGCTACAGGATTAAGTAATCAATTTGATATTTCAACTTCTAATTACGACAGCAAAACATTTAGCATACTTAGCCAAGATAGCTTGGCTATCGGCTCTTATATGAGTGATGATGGCAGCAAGTATTTTATGGTCGGTAATGCTACAGACAAAGTTTACGAATATGATTTATCAACTGCTTATGATATTTCAACTGCATCTTATAATTCTGTTTCATTAAATGTAACCTCACAAGCTTCTAGTCCAAAAGGTCTAACTTTTAAACCAGATGGAACTATTATGTATGTGCTAGACACAACTGTTGTTTATCAATACACATTAACAACTGCATTTGATTTAAGCACTGCTTCTTACGCCAGTAAATCTTTTAATTCTTCTGGAGAAAATAGCAACAGAAGAACATTGTTGTTTTCTCCAGACGGAACAAAAATGTATATAGGAGGAACTGGAACTCCAACTATATATCAGTACACTGTATCTACTGCTTGGGATATTTCAACTGCATCTTATGCAAGCAAAAGTTTGGCTATTAACTCGGAAATGTCCGAAATGACAGAATCGAGTTTTAATGCTGATGGAACGCAAATTCTTGTTATGGCGTATTCCAATACTATTTTTCAATATGATTTATCAACTGCTTATGACATAAGCACTGGAAGTTATTCTTCTATATCTTATGACTCTAGTTCAACAACAGGAGTAGAAGGGAATCGTTTATTTTTTATAAATAATTCAGGAACAAATTCATATTTAGGAAATGCTAACTCAGGTACTGTCTATCAATTTTCGATGGGTTCAACAAGCTACACAAACCAAATGGACAGTACAACTCTAAACGCAATCACTGACACGAATCAAATCACGCTCGGTGACGATTTAGACTTTGCGGCTATCCTGTATTACGCATCTGGCTTTACCGTCCCAACCTACTCAGGAACGGCTATTAACTACGATGCCAACGTCTTGAACAATGGCGCAATACTAGGCACTGATTATAATTTTGATTTCCCTGCGAGTAACAAAGTTCGGATTACAGCGGTAAATGCTGCCAACTATAAAGTGCGTGTAGTTTAAGAGCGTGGCGAGTGATTCATGTTTTCGTTTTAATTATGACTATAGGTGGTTTGGAAGTAGCTGCTGACAACTGCGGCGAGTCTATGTGTTTTCGTAGCGTTGATACTTGCAATAGCTTTGCTGCAAAACTTCGACAGAGAAGCTCACCAAGCACGTCTATCGGCATCACTACATATTGCAAGCCGATACTGGTAGACCCTACGCAAGAAGGGATAAAGGTTTACTGATGGCTGCAGAAATAATTGCAGCAGTACAGATGTGCTCTTCAGCTTACCGCTTTATGAAAACAGCGGTCAATGAAGGCAAAGAACTTGGCGATATGACTAGGGCTTTAAGTAAGTTCTGGGATGCGCGTGAGACCGTTAGTGTGCTTGAGCAAAAAGCCACTAACCCGAGCAAAATAGAAAGATTGTTTGGCGGTAAGTCAGTTGAAAGTCAGGCTCTTGAGATAACTCTCCAGAAGAAAAAAGCCCAACAGCTAGAGAAAGACCTCAAGGACTTGTTCTACTGGAGCGGAAATGCAAACCTCTGGCACGATATGCTCAAGGAAAGAACAAAAATACGGAATATGCGAATCGCTGACGCTAAAGCTAAAGCAGAAACTAAAGCGGCAATGATTGACGTTGCCGCAATAATAGGCACTGTGGCTACAGTTTTTATAATTTCTATGGCAATCACAAGCGTGGCAGTAGAATGATGGAGTTTTTCTTATGATGTTACAACTCGCGCAAAGTTTAATTACTCCTGTTACAGGAATTTTAGATAAATTTATAGAAGATAAAGATCAAAAAGCTGCACTAGCGCACGAAATTGCAACTATGGCTGACAAGCAAGCGCAAGAGCAGGTCATGCTACAGATGGAAATTAACAAAACGGAAGCACAGCATCCGTCGATGTTTGTTGCAGGATGGCGTCCGGCTGTTGGGTGGGTGTGCGCTCTTGCGATGTTGTTGAATTTTATCTTGATTCCGTTTATCAATCTCGGACTAGAATTCGGTGGGCTAGAGCTAGAACTTGATCTGATCGATATGGAAACAATGATGCCTGTTCTTTTCGGAATGCTTGGGCTTGGCGGTATGCGAACTTATGAAAAGTCTCGCAAGGTTGCAAGAGATAAGTAAATGAAAAGTTTAGAGGATTACGCTACTACAGATAGACAGCGGGAAGTCTTAAAAACTTGGGAAGACTATAATAGGAATTCTGTTAAAGCCAGTGGTGCTCTGGGTATTACTTCTTCCACTGTCAGAGATATCATTAACACGATTAAATCAAAAGCCGCTGCTGCGGGATACTCTGACCACTGGGATGCACGAAGACACGTTCCTGTAGGTGAGCACGTTATTGGTCGTTCTATCTACACAGAGGATGATGAAGGCAATAGGGCGTGGTTAAAAACCAAACGAACAATAGAGCAAGCAGAAAAAGAAAAAGCATTTAAGGCTTTTATTGAGGAATTAAACTCAAATTTAAAAAAGGCTAATAAGACTCGGAAACAAAAGAAAATTCGCGCATCAGATATTATGCCAACAATTACTATTGGGGATGCACACATAGGAATGAGGGCTGATGGCTCCGAAACTAGAGATAGAGATTTTGATTCCAAGATTGCAGCAAAAGAAATATTAGCTGCTGTAGACGATCTGACAGATAAAATGCCAGAAGCTAAAATAGGAATGCTAGTACAAGTTGGTGATTTTACTCATTCTGACGGTTCTAGCCCATTTACTACGAAAGGCACGTTAGTTGATGTAGATACGCGATTTGAAAAAATAATGCGTACCGCAGCGAATGTAATGGTTCACACAATAGACCGAATGCTTGATAAGTGCGATACAGTTCAGGTCGTGGTCGCTAGAGGTAATCACGACACAGACGCAGCACTTGCTGTTCAACTTATTCTTGAGTTTTACTATTCAAATGAGCCTAGAATCAATATCTTAAAGTCAAAAGGCTTTTTTCATTATCTGCAATGGGGCAAGTGGCTGTTCGGTGTTCATCATGGTGATAAAGTTAAAGCAGCGAAACTAGCGCAGATAATGCCGCGTGATATGCCAAATGCTTGGGGTACTACGACTCATAGAATGTGGTTCGTTGGTCATTTTCATCACGCTAGCATTCAAGAATTTGAAGGCGTTACTGTTCAAAAATTTGGTACACTAGCCCCGCCAGATGCGTGGCACTCAGGTCAGGGATATGGCTCAGACCACACTATGTCCATGATTGTTTTTAAAAAGGATGGCGGCAAGTTGATAACTTGCACCTACGAAATTCCTAAACAGTACAGCGAACCAGATGTGGTAATATAATGGAAGACCGACTGACCAGAGTAGAAGCCAAAATAGATAGCTTACAAGAAGCTATTGTCTCATTGGCTAGGGTTGAAGAAAGGCTTGTTACCGTATTTAACCGTCAATCCTCTATTGAAGATAAGGTCACTACTTTAGACGATAAGGTAGATAAACTTTCTGAAAGCGTAATAAAAACGCGATCAACTGAGCGTTTCGTTTGGGTGATAATCGCTGCTAGCATTGGTGCAGCATTTAGGTACATAGGCTAATGGATACTATACCTTTTCCAGATACCCGCACAGAAAGATTATCTGAAGCTGCGATGGATGAATTATCTGAATGGGCAGAAAAAAAAATAGAAACAGGTATTAGCCCGATTATTCTTATTGGTTTGTTAGAAACTTATAAAGGTGCTTTGGCCTACAATTTATTAATAGATGAAGACTGTGAGGAATAGAAAATGGGAATTTTAGCTTATCTTGGATGGGTAAAAAGACTTTGGGTTATGGTTGTTGATATTGTAAAACTGATTGAGGAAACGATTCCTGATGATGGCGCAGGTAAAGAAAAGCTAGCTGCCTTTGACTTACTGCTTCGAGGAGCAATTGAAAAAGCAGATGATATAGACGAAGATTTTGAAAAGCTGCAACCAGTTGCCCACGATATTGTCAGGGCTGCGGTAACTCTGTTTAACGCCACAGGGCTATTCAAAAAGAAAGCGTAATGTCTAAACTGATAGAAATGATCAAGCGTCATGAAGGTGTAAAAAAATATGTCTACGAAGATTCGCTTGGCATTAAAACTATTGGAGTCGGTCGTAACTTAGAAGATATGGGCTTATTGAGTAAAGAAATAGATTTTTTACTCATGAATGACGTAGAGAGGGTAATTACTGAGCTAGAATGCACATTTGATTGGTTTTCTGACTTAGACGGTGCTCGTAGAGACGCGATGATAGATATTGGTTTTAATTTAGGCGTTGGGAGTAGACTGCTGTCGTTCAAGAAAGCCCTATCTGCTATGGAAGATGAAGATTACACTAAGGCTGCTATAGAATTTATGGATTCAAAGTGGGCTGAACAAGTTGGCAGCAGAGCAGTTGAGTTATGCGACATGATAGAAAGTGGCGAATACTATTTCTAATCAGTCATAGATTCTATTAGCAAGTCTAAATAGTGCCTAGCTTTCTGCAAATCTTCTAGCCCATTCTTAGATTTATACCGAGAAACATATTTGATAACATTTGCTTCTCGATACGGTATTTCATTTTCTACAATATAGTCTATTGGCTGTATCTTCATTTCTTTGTAATGACTGCCGCCAACTTGAATTTTTTTGTTATTCATTGTAAAACTCGTTTTTAGATTTAAAATAATTTGAATATTTTTCAGCACATTCTGTGTGAGCAGCAAAAAACTCTGCCGACTCATTTATCATTTTGATTAAAGTACCAACTGCGCGTAACTCTGCTGAATCTTTAGGTAAATCATTCGCACCTGTTAATATCCAAGCCTGAAGTTCTGCTTGGCTCATTGGCTTTGTTAAGTCTTCCATTTATTTATCCTAGTGTTTAGTTTCATTATCTTGGATTTCGTTTTCTGAATTCATAAAAACTTTATACTTTTCCCAAATCTGTTCGTCCGATTCTAAAAAGTCATCAAATAGGTTAAAAAAAACCATTAGAGTGAGGATGCCTCTATAGTCATTACCCTTAAATTCTTTCAACCTATAGCCAAATTCATCTAGCTCGACACGAGTTAATAGTTCTATAGTTTCACCATCTACTACGGCATGAGTTGGACGCATTAACATTCTCCTATCCTGTTTTGATGATATTTAATTAATTCAGACCATTCTTTATACATTTCTTCATAGTCTTTTTTGTAATACTTAATTGGGTTCCTTCTGTTCTGAAGCATTTCTTCAACGAAATTTTTTCCGTACATATCTTGCATCCATATTGTATATTCTTGTGCAGCTGCTCCGCTTTTCATGCCGAAGATATTGCAGCCGATGCATTGCGGGTGGACATTGCTAATCTCTAAAGCCCAAAAAGAACTGCTACCTTTAGGAATATAATGACCACCTTGCATTCCGTCTTTGTAATGTTTAACTACTCCGCAAGATACGCATTGAACGTAACCATTCTCATCAGCAGCAGACAGCCTAGCCAATAACTGTATAGTTTCAAGGCATAGTTTTCTGTTCATCGCAAAGCCTTTTCAGTTCTTTGATTTCTTCTCTCATTTCTTGAAAGCGGTCAGTCAATTCACGAACTAACGCTACCATTTCGTCTGCATCTTCTTCATTAAATTCAATATTTATTTTCATAATTCTCCCTAGATGGAAAAGGTATGCTAAAACCATACTTATTAGCAAAGTGTCTATTTAGAACATCATAGACCTTGGAATACTCATTAGTGTTAGCTTTGGTAGTTGATTTCTTTTGAATCATTGCTTTCTGCAATGGCTTCCAGATGTGTTCCCGAACTAAATCTCCGGTCCAAGGTATGTCATATTCTGCTTTGAGAACCTTTTTCATGTCGAGCCCTCTTTCACAAAATTCCTCAGCTAGCTGTTTGCAATAAACCTGCATAGCATTGTTTTGAGCATTAGTGCGTTTCTTGCCTATATTCCACTCAACGGTTACAGATTGATTGATTTTCCATTCTTCAATTATTAGCTGTACAAATTCTTCTAGCTTTTCTTTAGAATCTATATCAAACCTTTTTTCTAAGTTCATGTTTTTTTCTTCTCGCAGAATCCTTTGTTAATTCTCTTCCACTCCAATCAAACTGTTTGGGCTTATGATTTGAAAATTCTTGTGCGTTGAATTTGTGAATCTTTCCGCCGTTTTCTAAGTAAACTCTAATCTGTTGTTCAATTATTTCACGCCTAGAGTTTTTTTCAGGAGGTATAGAATCACGCATCAACATGACCTAAATTGATAAATTCATCAATCGACATTTCAAATATTTCAGCTAATTTCTGAACTTTGTGAATTGACGCTGATACATTCCTGCGCGTGTAGTATACTGCCTGACGAGTTTCTCCAAGCCGTTGAGCTAGGTTCGATGTAGACATTCGCGTTATATGTTGTGCTTCTTTAATACTTTTACCGATATTTGCTGTTTTCATTTTGAATTCCTTGTGTTAGATTTTGTTTGAGATCGTGTTTCTCCCTGAGTAAAGATTACCCGACTAGGTTTCTACCCCTTCCTAGTCGGGTTTTTTTATCAAAAAGGAATATCTTTGTCATCAAAATCATTACCAAATGGATTGTCTGGCTGTGCTGCTTTGTGCTGCTGCTGTTGTGCTTGAGTTCCTGACTGCTGCGGTTTAGAGTCTAAAAACTGCATAGAGTTAGCAATTATCTCAGTGCTGTAGCGTTTCTCACCGTTTTTTTCGTAAGAGCTAGTCGTAATTTTACCCTCTATATAAATTTTTGAGCCTTTCTTAACATATTCACCTGCTAGCTCCGCAAGTTTGTTGAACATGGTTACACGATGCCATTCTGTCTTTTCTTGTCTAACACCCTGTTTATCTGTCCATTTTTCGTTAGTAGCTA